CAAAGCATAGTTCCGCTAGATGCTGCGTTAAATACGCCAGCCTCTGTAACCGCACCAGTGCCCTCACCAGCTTCAAAAGACGAAACATAGGTAATGGTATTGTTAGAAGCAGTAGAGCTGTCTAACGCTTCTCTAGCGCCTAGAATAGACAGTAGATCGGTTTGACCAGCAGCAGCGGCAGTAGTATCTGAACCTAATGCCATGTGCGACATTACGCCAGCAGAAGTTCCTGCCATGCGAGAGCAAATAAATTCTAGGCCAGCACTCACTACTAAGTTGTGGATTTCACGGCTGTCTTTTACATTGCCGTCTTTGTCTTTCAATACTATCGCAACATCACCGCGTAGTTTTAAGTCTTCGTTAATCATAAATCACCTGTTAAAAAGATTGTGTATAGCCGACATAATCGGCCTCAAAATAGTCAAAAGCGCAATAGCCCTGACCGCGCAAAGAGCCAGAATCAGATGACCCGATTGTATCACTTAAACCCTTACCACTGCTAGAAACGAAAAGGTCAGTCATAGTGGCAAGATTAGACCTAACCTTGGTAAAAGTCATTTCCTGATCATCTTCGGCAGTTGCTTCACCGTCTAAATCGTCTGTTACTCCTGTAACCTCATCAATGAACTTGTGGAAGTCCATGTTCTGATTTTCGCTAGTTACTGGGGTATCCTGCAACCCTTTGCCAATATTAAAGGTATCAATCTGGTCAGATGTTGCGCCAAAGTCACTTTGCACTGTGCCAAAGCCTAACGTAGCAGCATCGGCAGCACCTGAGTTATCAGATACACCTTTGTTAACACCTGTAGCGGTTAAATCGGTTACGGCTTGAAAATCAGCTAAAGACTTGCCAACATTCTTGGCGGGAGCATCTACAATGCCCAGAATCTCAAAGAAAAACCTAAAGATTAAGAAGTCACCCAGCTTAATAGTAGCTACAGCTTTCTTAAAACCTATGTCTGCAACGGCCTTTTTAAATGCAACAATTGCCTTAATCACTAGAAATCAGCCCTAACGTAGAAGTCCAGCACTGCGAATACGGTTTCTACCGCTCCGCTAGAGTATGTGATTTCTATCTCGCCTTCGTAATAGCCTTCGTCAATACTTAACTGAGTGCCTGAGAAAGAGAATACCGCAATGCCAGCCTCAAAGTTGCCACCAACGTCAGCCGCTGCAAGAGTAAACAAAGTTGTGGTAGTTCCTTTTGCTCTGAACTTCAACGCACAACTGCCGCCAGAAAAGTCTATAACTGTTCCGTCATCACTGCGCTTTAAAACAGCTTGAACCTGTGGGGCTTGGTCGCCCTGTACTAATTGGTAGATCATTTCATTACCTCGGCTTTGTAGGCCATATTATATCATCTAAAGATGTTGCATCAGAATAGGTTTCTGGTATGTCTCTTAATGCCTGCCTGTAGGTTGTCCACTCTGCTTTCTTTGCATCGCTTAACGGGCTGTCTGGAAATTGAGTCCAATCTGATCCCGCTATTGCAATATCTCTAAGACCCCTAACATTCGACCAATAAATTTCAGACGCAAAAATCCAAGCGTTATTTGCCCATTGATGCCAATCGTCAGTAGCGGCATCTCTTGTTTGCCACCCTGCGTCCCAGTACCAAGTGTTTAAAACTTCTTGATCGTCAGAGTTGTGATCAATATGCCTAGCAATGCATTCGTTGTAAGTCTCGCCATCTACATACATATCATCAACAGCAGGGCTAATAGTATAAGCAACTTCACCGTTAGACTTTACCATCGCTACTTTTATCATGTTAAAGTTCCAATCAAGTTTGTTTTAAACCCACCACCAAAAGAACCGCTTTGGCTTGGGGCGGCATTTGTAACTGGGGTAATCTTTCCAGTTATTGTTTTAGCAGTATAATCAAATTCTTGAAAGAAAGAGTAAATAATTGAGTAGCTGGGCCATCCTTGCGGGCTTCTGCCAACATAATTTTTACCGCTCATCAGTGTATATATTCCAGTCATTGATGAAACTGTAAAAGCAGAAGGCGTAGTAGATGTAGAGCTTAAATCATCAAAAGAAACTGCCGAAACTTTAAAGTTAGGATTATTCGAGCTATACGCTTGATCTCCATTAGCCTTATATACTTCAAGACCATGATCGGGAGAGTTATTTGCAGGCATATCTTCTGACCTTACACCGATAAAGTAATCAATGTTAAAATTATCGCTAGCTTGCCAAGGTGTAAAAAATGCAAATCCGTCTGAGTATACAGCTACTGTTATTTGCCTAAGAGTTGTTTGGGCTGATGGTTTAGCAAAAAGCAAATAATCTGTTGGAGTATTAGACGGAAAAGTAACTTTATTTAAAACCTGCGACCCTGAAGAAGTAACGTAGCTTCTGGCAACAGTCCCGCTAGAAAATGAAGAAATATTGTCATAAGTCCCATCAATTTGCGTAAATCCTGAAGCGTTGGTTACAAGTATTCCGTAACTCATATTCTAAAAACCTGCACGTTATATGTGCCAGAATTAAAGCTGTTAGTATTAGTAACAGTAAATTGATTTGTGCCAATACTAAGCTCTAAAAATAGATTACTGCCTTGAGTTTCATTAAGCCCCCAAGTGCCATCATTAGTTAACCCAGAAACAGATACGTTAGTTGACGAGCTTGCTGAAACTGAACCAGTATAAAAAGCAACATATCTAAACTCTCTATCAGAAGTATCTAACCTGACATTCCCGCTCGCATCCCATACGTTAAGACCATAAGCCATTAGGCAAGATTCCCTAACTTAACTCTAAGAGTAGACCCTTCATAAATTTTTATAACGTCCGATTCTATTTCCATTCTAGAGCCAGTTGCCGCAGATTTAATGCTAATTCCTGCGCTTGCCGTTCCTGAGATATTAACTAGGGCTACATCTAAAGTGCCTGTCTTGATTTTGTCGCCATCAATAGTAGTTGAGGCTGCTGCAAGACCTGTATTTAGGTTAGTAAAAGTTACCAAGCCATCAAATTGCGTTGAAGCAAATGGAGCAGAGAAAGTAATAGTCTGCGACCCACCAAAACTAGATTCGGTAATCGTGAAACTACTTGCCCAGAACTTACCATCTGCACCATTAATAGTTGGCGGGTTCTTCTGCCAGTTAGCCGTTAGGCCACCAAAGGAAGCTGTGTCGTAATTGTAAGATGTTGCACTTGGGGTGCTTGGAGCATTAGCACTAGACTGGGTGTAATAGACATAGCCGTTATCTGCTCTGGGCGGTGAAGCAGGCGCATCTGTTGTGGCGCTTACTATTGCACTGAATGCTGACTTGTTCCCGCTGTAATCTACGGATTTAATCTTGTAAAAATAATCTTCAGAATCAGCAAGGGAGCCATTTACAAAAGATGATGGTAAACCATGACCGCCAGCCACACTAGCTACTGCCGTATATGTACCGCCTGTTGTATTTGCTCGGTAAATCTCCGCATTAGAAAAGTCTTTATCCGCTGGGTTAGTCCAAGCCAACGTAATTGAACCTTGCCCTGCGGTGGCAGAAGGCGAACCAACTACAGCGGGGGCGACAGTATCACCAACTGCTGTTACGTTAGCCGTTACAAATGCGCTTCTGACTCCCAACTCATTTACTGCCCTCACTCTAGTGTAGTAAGTTGCAGCACCAATTGTAGGGCTGATAGTAAACTGCGTTCCTTCTACGTCTGAAGAATTCCAATCAGAGTTGTTTGTTGACCACTGGTAGTCATACTTAACAACAAAAGCATCTGCGCTTGCCGTCCAAGTTGATACGATCTGTGGTGCAATAGTTCCATCTAAGTTTGTGGCTGTAGATGCTGTGCCAGAAAAAGAAGTAGGAGCGGCAACAGTCCTACCGTCATACAAGGAAACTTCACCGCCAGCTAGATAATCTTCTTCGTCAGATGAAGACCAGTCGTAGATAGATGATGCAGTTTCTATGGCTTCCACGTTTACTATAATGCTGCCATCAGAACCTAAATCAAACGTGTAACCTAATACTTGGAATACCTTTGCAGACCAGCCAATTTTGGCATTGGTGACCATGATGTTGTCGCCAGCCTTAAACTTTAAAGCCGCCAAGTTACATGGCAAGCTAACAGAAGTTTGCTGTCTGGACTGTAACAGAGCTAACTTAGCTAATCGTTGCGCCCGAACATTGTTTGTAGTTGTAGGCAATGGCATATCTAAATAAATAGGGTCGCCATCAGTTGCGCTGTATGTGCTGCTAATTTGTGCAGGGTAATCAGCAAGAATATAATTATCTTCTTCGCTTAAAAATACGCCCTTAACGCCATTGTAAATACTGCGCCTGCTTTGCTTAGTCTGTGTAGATATTGCACCAACTAAAACCGACTCGTCTA